GCCCCCGGCATCGTGCTCGATGAGGTGGTCGGCTTGTGTGGCTTTGTTGCCACATCCCCAATAGCAGTCTGGGTTGCCTTCTAAGAGTGCTGCTCTGTTTTGTCGGTACTGCTGGGTTGTTTTCCTGTTGCCTGCCATGAGCGTGATGCTACTACCGCCCTTGCTTCGCTGCGGTTGCTCTCTTGTGTGTTCAGGGTCTCGGGTGTTTGTGCCCCCCACATTTCACAGCTGTGTGCTGTTGGCTGCCGGACTGTTTAGGGTGGAACACCATACGCCTTTTATGTAGTTAGGGAACTCTGCACAGTGGCTAATACCAGCATCACTTCACTTGAGTCATCTCATGAGGCTGGGCGCACTGCTCTACCCACGTTCCCGTGTGAACACCAACAGAGTGCAATCCCCTATGTGGCCTTGGTTGTGATCAGTTGTGTGTTGGCTACTTGCGCATACCTTGGATGATGGCTACACCGATGGACAGTAGCAGGGCATACCACGCCAGTATCAGCATTGGGAAAGCCTTGTGCTGATGAAGTCAATATCGTCAGGCCGCCATAGATAGCACTCCACATGGGGGCTTAGGCGTTCAAGCCAGTCATCTTGTGCAAGCGTTGTTTTTCCTTTGGCTGTTTTAAGTTCGCACATGATGACACCTCTAGTCTTGTGGGCAAGCACAATGTCGGGGAAGCCCGGTGAGCCTGTTGTAATCCATCGGCCTTTAGATGTCATAGATGGGGTGGCATGGTGAAATGCCCAGCCGTAGATGTAGGCAAGAGCTTTAATTTGCTGTAGGAAAGCGCTTTCACTCATTGGTGTCATAGTCAATAACCATTCTGCCTATGAGTTCTGCTACTTGTGGCACTACAGCGTTGCCTAATCCTCTAAGTCTGTCCACCCGAGAGGGAACCCCATTAGCCACTCGACCCACATCGGGTTCAGTCGCCCACCATTGCCTGCCTGCATGGCTTTCTTCTCCTCGAGCGTAATCTTGTTGTTCTCGTACTTGTCCTGTATCTGTTGAAACGCCCCTGAGCCCCCGGCTAGTTTCCCGGCTTGTATTTTTGCTCGGTACGCCCTCACATTGCCTTCCATTGGTCGTGTCACTGCTGTCGGGGTCGGCCACATCCTGACTGCATCCCAAAGCGTTAAATTGTTGAACTTGCCGTTGATGTTGCTGGTGTCCACTGATGCTGTCGGTGTTGGCCACATCTGCACTGCGTGAGCCAATGAGACTGAGTGCATTGAGCCATCTGTCTGTTGTGAAGACTTGAGATTGTCTGCGTAAATGTCCGAAACTGTCGAAGTTGGCCAATTCCCTGATGGTGTTGGTGCTAGGGCTATCGCTTCTTCTAGCCGGCTCTTGTACGGCTTGCCATTGTCCAATCGTTCCCGAATTGTCCCCATGTCCTCGCTCATTGCTGAACTGTTGCGTGGGGTAGGCCACGATGATGACGCGATCTCTACGATGCGGCGCACCAACTGAGGCTGCGGAAACAATTTGCCATTCAGCGTCATACCCGATGCTGGCCATTTCCCCGAGAACAACGTTGAGTCCAAGAGAAACGTGTCCTCGTACATTCTCCAAGATTGCGTATTTAGGTCGTAGTTCGCTAATGGCTTCTCTAACCCAAGGCCAAAGGTGTCGTGGGTCGTCTGTGCCGTTGCGTTTGCCTGCTGTTGAGAAAGGCTGGCAGGGGTAGCCGCCACATATGATGTCAGGTCGAACAACGTTTCCCCATTTAATTTCTTTGATGTTGCCATGATTGACCACCTCTGGCCAGTGTTTCTTTAATACCCGACAGCCGTACGGGTCTATCTCTGATTGCCATATCACTTCCATGCCGGCGCGTTCTAAACCTAGGTCTAATCCGCCTATGCCTGAGAACAATGAGCCAACTGTCAATGTCATTTTTTGTCTTTGCCTAGCATGAAGCCACACATGAATACGGCTGACAACATGATTAAAAGGCTGAATAGGTCAAGCATTAAAACGGTTCTTCTGGTGTGTCGTATTGTGGCGCTGGCTGTTCACCACTTTTGAGTGTGTCAATGTAGGCGCTGGCTTCGCGTTTAGTCATGGCCTGCAAATTGGCTGGCGGTACTTTGCCCATTGACTTACAGACGGCTCTGATCATGTTCTGCTGTTTATCGCTGGCCAAGTTGCTGTTCTCAGTAATTTGAGTGTCGCCTTGCATACGCACAACTTTGCCCATTTCCTCACGGCTCGGGCGCTTTGTAAAGTCACTGCCTGACAGGCCTGCATTTGCTAAAGCTCTGCCAAGCGCACCTGTTTCCGCATTGGCAAGATGAGAAGTTTTATTTATGTGCGATGAGTTCCGCACCTCTTCTTCCCAACCTGTAGCAATGATTTGGTCATCAATCCACAACTCTGCCTTAAAGACTGCAAAATCTCCTGAGTAGTGCACAAGATCAGTAATAACTCGGGCATCAGGATGTGCTTTGAGGAAGCGGTCTAGGCGGCTGGCTACTGGTTCGTAATCGTCAAGATTAAAAGCCACGAGCGTGCTCTTTCTCAAGACGGTCTAACTCGGCATTGCAATACTCAAGGGCTTTTTTTAGCGTTTCTATTTCTTGGTCTTTAGCCCACAGAAGGTCTGCCATGTCATCGTTGTGTGTGTACTCACTCATTGTCAGCCAACTTAACTTCTGACAAGTAAGTGATGCCTTTAGTTGGCCCACTGGTATTAAACGATGGGTGCCAAGAGTCTCTTACTTTTTCGGCAAGTGTCGGTATGGCATGAAGCGCACCTATGGCTTCTAGCACAACGCTTGACTCTTTAAAGCGCAACTCGAGAGCTAGTGTGTGGCTCAAGTTGGTTAGTTTGGCGATGAGTTCGCCTAGTGATGTTTCCATTGTTTTTCCTTTGTTATTTGCAGTTGCGTTTCCATCTTTGCACATCCTTGTGACGGGAATTGCAGATGAACTTTTGTAGATGTTTTTGCCCTTTGAGACAACCCCAGCCCCAAGGCCCGACACGCCACACCTTGCGGCCGTCAGGGTTTATGTGAGACTTAAAAGCAATAGCGTCAGCCACCTTGACTTGCTGTGCCGGGGTTTTGCCTTTAGCACTTGGGGTGTCTGACCAGTTACGCCACGTTTGGCGGTTTATCCCCAGCCCCCCTGTGTATGACTTAGTGCTGTGTTGCCAGTTGCCACCAGTTTCGCACATAGCTAACTGGTCGTAATACTGATCAGGCAAAACAGCGTTGTATTTGGCGTAGGGGTCAGCAGCTGCACTTGCGTGGGCTGGTGTGGATAGGGCGAGGATAAGCGTTAGTGCCATGAGTTTCTTAATCAACTCTCTCAACTTCTGTAGGCGGCCCCCATGAGTGCCAAGACTCTGCACGTTGGCAGACTTGGGTATAAACAATCAGGCCTGTGGACAAGTCTGTAAAGACTTGCACCATCGTTTTCTTATCTTTAGACCTTAGAGCCACATAGCCCCATGTCGGTATCATGGTCGGTTCGCCATCATTTTTAGCCATAGCCAGCAAAAGACCCATCCCATAATGAAACTGTATATAAATTGGGTATCGGTCACGCTAAGCCCCTCACCATGTCAAAGCCAGCCTGTGTAATAGCGCACACAATGCCCTGAGAGCCACTTGTAAGCGCTCTACGGATGCCTAAATCCTGTATCAGGCCCATTGTGCGCAAATCGCTACAACGCTTCCAATAGCCCCTAATTTCGTGTCCAGCTAGTGCGGCTCTCATGCCTGCTTCCTCATCTGTAAGGCCAAGGGTGGCTGTGGCGTACTGCTCGAGAAGCAAAGCCCGGTGGCTGCCTACCCTGATGGGTGACACTTGCCGTGATGTTTCGGGGTCTGTTGCCCTGAATAGTGGTAGTTCCTGATATGTCATGTTTCCTCTGACTTTCGTTGCCCTTTGAGTGGCTGAATGTGACTATACACAATTTGAGAAGTCGGTGGTGGATACCCAATGGAAACAAAGTACCCACCACCTAGCCCTAGCACCGCTCAAACAGTGTCTAGGAGTCTTTATTTAAGCGCTCTGAACTGTGCCTCAAAGTGTTCTGGCGTTTGTTTTGCCAGTTCTATATGCAGCCAATTTGGTGAGCCTTCGTATGAGCCTGCGTTGTCTGTCGCCGTGTAAATCTTTACGCCTGCTTTGCCTTCTCCTCGAGAGCATCGGTAGCCAGCGCCATAATCGCCATAGGCGTACCAGTGCAGCTCACAAAGCCCGAGTGCTTTGCTGTTGGCTAGGAACCAGTCCCAGATGATACGTGCTTGTGCTTCGTCTTTGTATTTAAGATCAGCTGCATACCCTGTGGCGTGCACGGATAGTCCGGCATTGTTGCGCATTGGTCTATTGGCGTAGGTGCCAAGGCTGGTCATGCCCCAGCGTGCTTTGCACAGCTCTACAAGTTTAGCTGTTACGGGTTGTGTGGCTTTGCCATCCCATGACGGATAGTACGGGTAAACCCTATTCGCCATCGGTCTTGTCTTTTGCTGAGTTCTTTAAGCCGTTAGCAGCGAGCAAGCCCAACAGTCCCCCAGATAGGGACATAAGCAGTGGTGACAATACCGAATATGCCTCTTGGTCAGCTTCTGACATGAAGCGTGGCTGAGTAACAAATTGCAGGCCAAAAAGCATAAAGCCAATGGACATGACAAAAACAACGGTTAGCCCTACACCTACAACAAAAATTAGGCGTGCTTTTATTTCTTCGTTTGTGAGTCGTGGTCTGAGTTTCATTAGCAGTCAAATCCTAAAATCTCTTTGAGGGTGGTGGTGGTGATGGCTGATTCAACAGCGCCGAGGGCTTTGTTTTTTGTGCGCGGTTCTTGGTTGCATTGGCATTCTTGTTTGTTGGTGTTGGCTGGGTCTTGGCATGGGTAGCGAAAACGGTCTGCACAGCCTGTGAGGGCTATCATGGTGACGCTAATTAAGAGCAGGTAGCGAGTTTTCATCTGTTGCCTTTGGTATTGCCGCTATTTCCTCGGGTGTCATGTCGCGTTCGTATTCTTCGCCTGTGAGAGCATTAAGCACTTGCACTTTGTATCTGTCGTCAGTCATGGTTTAAGCCTTTCGGTATCCGTAAACGGTAATAGTTCCGGAGAAATTACCTGACGTGGGAAATAATTGGAAGCCTTCGTATTGGGTCGTATTATTTACTAACGCTCCGCCTTGTCCATTGAAAAAGTTGTTAGTGCTACTAACCATGAAACTACTTGTGCTAGTCGTTTTGTCTGCTACTTGCGGATTAAAAACACTTAAATTTAGAGAACAGGCTGTATCGCCATTTAGGCCTACTTTCCATGAAGTTTGGGCACCTTGGAAAAATGAAGTCATAGCCGCTGTTCCTGAATACGAAAGCGAGTTTAGATATATTGCCGTAGATACTGGGCTTGTGCCGTCAACTAATCTGAAAAGAAAATAGTCGGCATTTGCCCCAGCGCCGACCCCATAATACGTTATGAAGTAGTTGTCGTAGGTGCTTGTGAAACAGTTATCAATTTGCTGGGCGCTTGCCGTTGATGTGAAGGTCTTGCTGGCAACATAGGTCAGCCCTGAGTTCGCTAGATACGTATTCGTATCGGCAGCCGTCAGCACCTCGCCCGTAGTAAAAGTCTTTATAGCCATGTCAGTATCCTAACTTATTGAAATCGAGCCTGCCGAAAGTATCACTGTCCAAAATTAGATAGGCGTTTAGGTCAGCACCCGACAAGTAAAACGTGTATCGGCTTGACTCAGGCGTAGCCGTCATGCTGACACCCTCAATAATGCAAGTAAAAACAGTGCCACGAAAAGTAACCGTGACCTCTGTGCCGGGGTAAATAGCCAAAGACCCACTGCCAGTAAGAGCGTCTAACTTGAAACTGTTTTGAGCCTCAGCCAAGCAACTAATAGACAACAAAGCCTGCCCCTGCTCATCGTAATTGCCGAGCAAATAATTAGCATAATCAGTCGCCTGAGATGTGCTTGCGTTAAAAGTGTTAGTTAGCAAAGTACGAAAAGGCGCTGCGCCAGTTTCAACTGTGGCAGCTGCAAAGTTTTCAGGATCAACAGTGACCTGCGTGTAGTAGTTGTCTGCGTAACTGCCAAAATTAATTTGGTCATAAACTTGATTGGTCGCATTATTCGCTGTGTCGCTAAAATTAATAGCCACAAAATCAAAATCAAACGGAGATAAAACCTGCACCCTGTTTGCTAAAAAACCATCGTGCATACGGCCATTAATTGTGACCAATACCTTGTTAAGCCAATCGCCCCAAGTGCTAGAAACAGTTGTAGCAGCCATAGCAATGTTTCCTGCATTTGTGGTGGCTTGCACATCAATGGCTGTTTCAGTTGAGCAATCATCAACTTGGTTAGTCAGGCTGTCTGCAACCATTGAGTAATTTTCGCCTTGTGCCCTACCCAAACTACTAAAAGCGCCTTCAATGGTAAAGGTCAAATAGTCAGCCTGACCAACGCCACCACCAAAAGGTATGCCGTAGGAAACATCAACATTGTTGATAACACCGTTAAAAAGCGTGTACGTGCTTGTCAGGTTTTTTATGCGTACAAAGTTGCCAGAAACTAAATCTGTGATGGGTGATGCAAAGCCTGTGGGATAACGCATCGTAACGCTTGCTGTGGAAGCGCTGTAGGCGTTTAGTTGGCGTTGCCTGCCAATGCTCAGCGAAATGTCTTGCACATTAGTAAGCGCCGTATAGGTGATTTGGTCGGGGCTTATTTCTACCGAGTAATTCTGTGGCATTAGAAAGCGTTACTAATCTTGATAGGCACAGAGCCGTTCTGGCGCATATAGGTACGCAAAGCCTGCACTACTGCGTTGGGATCGCCACCGTTTACGTTTATTGTTACGCCACCGCCCATACTGCCCATTTTGGACAAAGGGATAACAGCCTCTGGCCCAGCCTCGCCAATAAGCGCAAAGGTAGGGCTAGTAACAATTCCGCCTGTAGCCATTGCTTTATAGTCAAGTCCTGCAGGGTTAGCGCCACCATCGCCACCGTCTCCACCTATACGGCCAAGACTGATCTGGCCAAGCGTGCCAATGTCTTTGCCGGGCTTTATTAAGTTAATGCCCTTAATAACTACGTTAATCATTGTGATAAATGAGTTAGCCATAAACTCAAAATTGCGTGCAATGTTATTAACTAAAAAATTGACCAACGAAGCAAAAGTGTCAAATTTTCTGTAGGCAATTACGAGAGCTGCACCTAAAGCAACAATGCCAGCCGTAATTAGCACTGCAGGGTTTAACGCCATAGCCGCATTAACCAAAACAATGCTGGCAGCCATAACACCGAAAGCAGCCGCAACAGCTGTGATGAGTGTTGGGTTCTCCTGTGCCCAAGTAGCAAACTTTTGCAGTACTGGCAGAGCTTTTTCAAGTATTGGCAACAATGCAGCGCCTACGCCTTCTTTGGCCTCTCCCAGCGCAATGCCTAAACGCTTCATAGATCCTGCAGCAGTGTTAGCAGAATCGGTAGCTGCACCACCAAAAGTTTTGGCCATCTCAGCCATAACTTCTTCCATAGAAGCGCCGTCTTTAATCATTTGCTTTAGTTCTGGGGACAATTTGGCTAGGGCAGTCATGTTGCCGCCGTAAGCCTTTTCCATTGCTTTAGTCACTGTTTCTAGCGAAAGCCCTTTAGCAGCTGCCACATCCATAGCAAGGTTGTTAGCTCTTTGCGCTTCGTCAATGTCTTTGGTAGCACGTACTAAACCAGCCAATGCCGGGCGTAACTCGTCATCTGTAAAGCCTTTAAGTTTGCCTTGAGCAGTGATGTAATTTTCCATGCCCTTAATTTGGGCATCAGTAGCGCCAGTGGTTTTCTCAAGCTGTCGGGCCAGCATCTTTTGTGCTTGCTCATCTTCCATTGCACCTTTGACAGCATCACCAAGGCCAGCGACTAAACCACCCAATGCCACAGCAGCGTATTTGTTGGCTTTGCCTAGCGCGTACTTAGCCTTGGCCTGTGCACCTTCTAAATCCTTAAAGCCTTTCTCGGCTTGCTTCAATCCCTTGTTATTGAACTGAGTGACGATTGGTAGGTAAACAGCCATTAGGCAGCCATCCTTTGTTGTAGGGCTCGGTTAGCGTCAGCGATAACTTCATCTACAGCCTTCATAATGTCAGCTGTGCCTTGCTCTTGAATGAATGCACGTGATCGCCACAAGCCACGCTGAGGCCTGCCAAATACATTAGTTAGTAACTTGCTGAATTGACCTGTGCCGCCAGCGTTGCCTGCCATAGAGAATAAAGCGCCAGCTGCATCTTTCTGCACCAGCGTCACAAGTGGGGTCACACCCGGGCGTGCCCTGCCCCCAATAACAATCTGCACGCCTTTGTCTACTTTGGCTTTGTCGTAAGCAAGTCTGCTGCCACCCTTTTTGCTGGGTGCCCAACCATGAATCATGGTCACACCAATATCTGCAGGGAATTGCTGGCGCACATTCTCAAGCAGTGCAGGGCTACTGGCCTTAATCTTGGCTGCAGCCTTAAACCTTGCTGACTTGTCCATCTTGCCTAGTTCGGTCATGGCTTGCTTCAGACCTGTAATTTCTACACTGGTGGCAAGGCTCATGGCTTTCGGCTTTCGTTTAACAGCTTGATCGTTGTGTTCAAGTCGGCTATGTCAAACTCTACAGCAGGTGGCCACCAGCCTGTGGCTACTAGGAGACTGGCTAGGGAATGGCGGTAGGTTCCGCTTGGGTAGGGTTTGCCGAATCATTATCCACCACTTCTAGAGTAATTAGGCGCTTTATAAAGTCGTCAAGTACTACGGGCACTGTGATGCCAGCCACTTTGCTTGACTCGTAAGCCATAAAAGCCAAGTCCTCAATGCTTATGCCTTGCTCACCGATGGTGCTTGACTTGCGCTTGTATTTGCGTTCCCACTGCACAATGACGTACAGACTAGTCGTGACTTCATACGGGCCTTCGCCCGAGTCCACCTTGAGAGTTAATTTCATGTCGGGTTCCTTTGTTTATGGGGATGTGATGTCTCGAGCGTATGTGCCGCCAATGAATGACGCGGTAATCATTGACAGTTCGCCTACAGAGCCTGTAATTGGTGTGTAGTCCACAAGCTGCATATTGATGATTGTGTACTCAGGGTTAGATGCTGACTCAACAAGGCCTGATGGCGAAATAACAAGCGACGTGGTGCCTGTGCCCAAGTTGGCAAACAATGTGGCCTCAACTTCACCAGCGCCATAGCTGAGATACATCTCAAGTTCTACAGACACAGTTTGCAAGCCCGGCACAAAACGATGGCCAGTATCACCAAAGGCTGTGCTTTCTAATGAGTCCACACCAAGTGTGATAGTTGCACTACGGCACTGGTCGGTCAAATCAACCAAAGCACCACCAGTAGTTGGCGCAAGGTTTACGGTTGGGTTAGTGAGGTAAGTGCTTGTGGCCACGTTGGTTCTCCTGTGTCAAACGGTGCCGGGTGCCGTATCTGTTTATAGTTCTAGCAGATAATACTACTGCAGTTGTGTATGTCATGAGGTTTGTGCCTGCATAGCCATTTGTAAATCGTAGGCAGGGAACATCTGGCCGCCAATGTCAAGCATGGATGGTTGCCCTGCCATGATCACAACTGACGAGCCAAGGACAGTAGCCACGATGCTCAGGATGTTCTGCAGGACTGGTAGCCCAGCTGGGCCGCTGCCAATAACACGCACAGGCACTGTTACACGGATGATGTTGCCACCACCAGCAATGGTCTCAAAACTTGGGGCATCGAGATAGACACAGTTAGGGACAATCTTTGTCGGGTCGTTAATTACCCGTAAGCCTGTCACTGCTGTCAGTGTGGCTTTCAGGTCGGCCATAGCCTCGTTCAGAAGCCCTGTGGCAGGCATTAGGCAACCTGTGGGCGGTCTATGCCCAAGAGCTGTTTAATCATCGGTGTCATGGCGCTGACAGGTGCGCTACCCATGCCATCGAATGTGGCAAAGGTGTCCTGAACTGAGCCACGAGCACGCCAAAGTGCAGCTGCATACATTCCTGTGCCCAGCGAAACATCATGCCCGGGCGAAGTTGTGAGGCTGTCAAAATAGCCCGACTCCTGACGCCTGCGATAACAGAAATCATTAGCCGCATTAGTGGCCTGTGTCGCAAGCGTGTAATCATCACTGGGGTTAGTGATATCTACGCCAAGGTATGTGATCAGTGCAGCCGTGGTTATCCATGTGCAGTTCTGCGTATAGGTAATAGTGCCAGTAGCTGATGCTGTGCGATTGACGTCTGTGCCTGTGCAAGCAAACAGCACCTGATTAGGAATGCTCACATTGCTGTTAAAAAGCAGGTCGCCCTCAGTGTCTATGCCAATGTACTCATACTTGGGCAGGGCATAGACAACAAAGGTGCCGTTAAAAGGTGCAGCAACACTGGCAACAGTGATGGATTGCCCCACCTCTATTTCCGTGTCGGTCAGTGTTTGTAGCACTGCATAGTTGTCTAGCAGTTGCTTGAAAGTGACTGTGTATGTAGCCATGGCGGCATACCGCCTTTTGCTTTACGCGATTGCGATTGACTGAATGAAACTTGACTTAGCAACAAAAGTTGCGAAGTAGCCGTAGTAAGAAAATGTGCGAGACAACGTTGATGGGTTTGCGATTGACAAAACACCTTGCTGAGCTTCATATATTTCGAACCCAGGTGCGTAAACCACCAACATGGTCGAGGCGGCGAAGTTGTTGTCCACCACTAAGGACAGCCCCATTACATCCATACCGGTGTACTGCAGGCCACCTACGCGACCGATGCTGTTTTGTCCAATGACTCCGTTTGTGGTGTAACCCAAGATAGGGCGCTTTGAGCCGTCAAGCTGTGAGCCTAACTTTTCCCAAACATCTGGTGACACGCACAAGTGGGTTGGGAAGTAGTTGCTGTCCTCGGTGATTTCGCGTGCTGCGTCATACAGAGAGCTGATCAGTGAGGTTGGGTCGTTTGCGGTGACAGTCCATGTTGAGCCTGATGCTGTTTTACCAGCTACCAAGTTGTCGGCTGCGATGTTGTCAGTTGCAATGAGGTACTCACCAGCAAGGTCATTGAGGATGAGGTTCATAGATGAAGGGTCTGTGAAGTCCATGTCTTGCATTGTCAATGTGACCTGACCAGCGACAGTTGTTTTCGTAACCGTGTTGGAAGCAATAACCATTGTGGTTGCGCTTACGGCTGAGCCTTCGGTCTGTGTTGCTGCACTGGTGTGAGTCGTGATTGTTGGTCGGATAAAAGTCTTGCTTGGGGTGTTCGGCATTGAGCGAGCACCAAAAGCTGAAACAACTGGGCGCACAAAGTTCAGGTCTTGGAACAATGGCCCAAGAACTGGCACTGGCAAAAGTCCCGGCGTATCAGTTGTGAGAACGTCACCAGCTGCTGCTTGAAGCGCTGTTTGCTGATCGCGTACTGCTTCCTTAAATGCTGCGTTTACATTGCTAAAAGTGTCGCCACCTGCGTGCATTGCTGCAAGGTATTCGCCGGGTGTTGGCATAGCAAACTTGCGCTTTGGCTGGGCAAAAATAGATGATGCTTCGATGACTTCTGGGGCTGGTGTTTCTGACACTGGGTTCTCCTGTGGTTCTGTAACTTCAGGCTCATCGGGTGCCGTTTCTGTATTATTGCTCAAATCATCCTCTGATGTGGGGATACTTGCTGCAACATCTGTGATGGTAGCACCACTAAAGGCTGGCTGTGGTACAAGTGACAACTCCATCCAATCGGCTGCTTCCACGATCATTACGCCATCTTCGTTGTACGAAAACTTGGTGGGGTTTACGCCTACTGAAACTGAGTCCAGTACGCCATCGGCTGCCAAGACTAAAGCTTCATCGCCAAGGGCTGTGGTTGAAACTTTGGCTGTGAAATACATGGCTTCTGGGCTGTCGGCACGCTCGGTCACAAGGCCGATGGCTTGGGTTGAGTCGTGGCTCATGTAGAGCTTGGGGGCTTTGCCATCTGTGGGCAGTGAGCCGGGCATGAAGCTAACAACCTGACCACCAGAGACCGTAGCCTCAACGTTGTAAGGCAATGCAATGCCAGTAATGGTGCGCTTAGGGCTGCCGTCTTGTGCGGCATCTACGCTGAATGTGGAACTGGTAAAACGCATCATGCTAAGGACTCCTGAGTATTTTCTTGTGGTTCGGTGTCGGGCATTTTGTCGGCTACATAGTTTTCCTCTAGGTAACTATCTGTATCAAACTTTACATAGGTTCCGCGTGGGAGAACGTTATTCATTGACAGCGTTGAGGCTATGCAATCGGCGTAGGGCTTGACACCAAAGATGTAGAGATCAGCGCGTGATTGCTCACTGCTGGTGTAGGCATAAGCGCCAGTGGACACGCCTACTAGGTAGGGGGGAACACCACATAGGCGTGCCAGATCTAGCGCTGAATACTGGGCTGACTCAATCATCAGCATCTTGTCAGGGGTGGCGGTGCTGGCTTCGTAGCTTAGGAACTCGTTAAGCACAGCGGTCTGGCTAGTCAATCGAGCCTCTTGAAACGCTGCGCCAATCTCTGAAAGTTCCTGAGCGCTCAACGGTTCGCCACCAGTTTGTTTTAATACGCCACTAGGCAGGCTGCTTTGTGCATTCTTAAAACGGCTCTGCTCAACTTTTAGGGCTGTGTTAATGGTCTGCTCAGAGCTGTAAACGATGCCTTGGATAGGGCTAAGAAATTGCACAATGTTGCGATAGTCAAGATCATTGCCAGCAAAACTGATGGACTTAGACGGGTGAAAGAACACTGGGCCTTGCTCATCCAAAGTTGTTATAGAGCCTGCAGGCAAACGCTGAAACTTAGACGGAAAGCCGTCTTGTGTGCGCTCTGTGATGTACCAAAATGCACGCCCATAGAACAGCAAGTCGTCAAGAGTCCACGCCATAAGGAAGTTAAAAGTTACGGCTGGGTCTGGCTGGCGTAGCCAAGACCTAGGGGCTAGTGGCACTTCTTCCATCTCGCCAGTGGCATCATCAAATACTTCGCCGTACATTTTAAGTGGCATACAACCAATGACGGAAGCCAGCAAGTCACGTGATCGAGACACCGTTGCAATGGTCATGGCACGCTGACGCGCTGCACCTTCTTGGTAGTTATAGAAGTTGTCTATTGGGTTTTTGCTGTTGCCTACTGGGGCGTATCCCACAGCGGCTTGCACTGATGGTGTGGAAATGGCGGCCTTGGTGACTGGCTTATTAAAAATACCC